CCAGACGATGAAAACATCATCTTCCGTAATCTGTTTCTTATCAGTTTTATCTGCATGTGAGTTGAAATAATCAACCACAATCTTTTTGCATAAACTTAAAAAAGCATCGTTTCCCATTTTTACCCTCTTTTAATTTTTTGAACTCTTTCTGTGTCAGAATAACGTTTCTTCCGCATGGTGGAAGTTTGCCAGTAAGCGGATAAACACATCCAACAGAACAATCTAAGTGCTTACATTTAAAACACTCTTCATCGCCCTCGTTTACTGCATACATGTTTGCCTCACCTCAAAACAACTCAAGTTCATTGAATACTTTAAAAATCTTCGGTGACTGAATAGCAAACCAGTCAACCATTTCTTCGTTTGTAGCCCAGCTTTCGGCTTCGTTCGAATTGGAATCAAGACCGGATTCAAGCAGGAATGCATGGATGATCTCATGTCGGACAACCTGCTTCTGATAGCTTCTAAGGTCTGTTTTTACTCCAATCTGATCCTGTGATGCCTTCATATCATCAACAACAATTTCCCGTGTTGAGAAATCAGAATAGCCGTCCATTTCTGACAAGTTCGGATATTCTTCCTCGTTTCCGAACTTCACGCTCCATTCAGAGCCTAAGATATTAACCTTGAAATCCTGCATATAAAATCGGTATCCCTTCATCCGTTCTTACTCCCATCAGAAGCGGTAAAGCAGTCTTTAAGAGTAAGTCATTTGTTTTCTTCGCATCTCCAGCGACGGCATACACTGCACTCCACTCTTTCGCACTCGCCCCGATCTGCTGAGGTGTGGCGAAAGAAATGGATTCACTACCAGAATTTACAGAGGTTACAACGCCTGTCGATTTGCCGTCGACACCAATGTCGGTCGCACTTGCAGACGCTTGACTGACCGCATTCTTTTCAGCAAGCTCAATCTGATACATTAACTCTGCCAGTGAGCAGACTGCCTTTTTGATACGCTTCTGTGATCGTACATCACTTGGCATTCCATACAGCAGCCTGTCAGATGTCATTATATCAATGAAATCGCTGGCTCTCTCTGCCAGCCGTGGAAAATCCTTTTCTGGCACGACATCGCCAAAGTATGTTGTGTAAAAATCATAATCTGCATAAGCCATGCCAGTTACCTCCTAATTAGTCTACCGGTTCTACAGGAAAAGCCATTTCTCCCGAAACCAGTTCTGCCCCATCACCTGAAATGATGATTTTCTGATGTGGATTGCAATTCTTCTGAAACCATTCAACCGCTGTTTTCATAGCTTCCTGAAATTCTTTCATATCGTCTTTCATTAAGCTACCTCCAATCAACCGTTGGACTTAATCATACCCATACGGATATTCTTCTGGTTGTAAGCCAGAGACCAGTTCGCCTTGTTTCCGAGCTCTGCGTTGGTCGGAGATTCTTTTGCGATCTTGTTTGCGTCAATGGAAAAGCCGTTCGGATGGAGAACATAGCCCTGCTTGGTGTACAGTTTTTTGATACCGGCTTTTGTCTCCGGATCATAATCAGCGTAATAAGGATTCTCATAGTTGGTCTTGTCACAAGTCAGAATAGATCCTGCTCCAATCATATAGGTCTGATATACCGGATTTGTTTTTGATGTATCTACTGTGAAACGATCAGATACAAATGGGATAAAACCGCCGATGGATGGAAGATTTACGTCTCCCGCCAGTGCATTAGTAACTGTGTACTTGTCGTAGTCCACAAGCCCAAGAGCCTTGTATTTCGCATACATGTAAGAGTGTAAGAACAGAAGTCCCATTTTCTCAGAGGAATCTCCAAGTGCTTTCTGCTGTGCGAAAATCAGTGTGGTTTCATCTACTTTGTTCGCATCAGTTACAGTTCCAGAACCCGTCTGTTCGGACAGGTCAGTGATATGATTTTCCATGCCTTTCAGTGACAGTACAGCATCTACGATAGCCATAAGGTCACGAACACGTACCTGCCTGTAATACCCTGTCACGGAGTTTGCGACATGCGTCATCGGATCTGCACCAGTGAGCTCCTTCGTAAAGTCCTGTGCTTTCCATGCTTTCATACGCTGAATAAGCATAGCTGTCTGTTTCTTTCCGGAAATCTCAGACGGTGTGTTGTTGGTCTCACCATCATTGTTGAGTGCCTGATCATCATTTTCGTCAATCGGAATATAGAAAGGCATTGTGCATACATTACCTTTTTCTCCGATACGATCCATAATTGTGGAATCTTCTACGAGAATGCCAGAATTGATAATTGCATCGTTCCATGTTGGCTGTTCTGCCATGTAATCGGAGAATACTTCCGGATCAAAGGAAAAACTGCCAAATGCTCCAGTTCTTGCCATAGATATAGTCCTTTCCGTAGAACAGGACTAATTTAGAAATGAAAAAGCCCCGTCTACCTGTAATTGTTTGGGTTCAGGTCAGCAGCTATGTTCCAAATGCATAGCCGGTTACTGATTATTTACTAAGTGCTGTGAAGAGATCCGGGTCTGACTGTTTGAGCTTCAGACGTTCATCCAGGTTCATCTTCTTAAAGTCTTCTTTTGTGAGAGTGCCGCCGGTTCCACTGCCTTTCTGTACAGAAGTTGTAAATCTGGCTGCATTCTGCTGTGCTTTCTGCTGAGATTCATCAACAAAAGCGGAAGCATCTTCTTTCTTCATCTGTTCAAGGAGATCGTTCAGACCAAGGATTTTACCATTTTTCATGGTCAACCCTGCTTCTTTGATCTCTGACATGATAGCTTTTTTAGCCGCTTCACTGGAAAATTTTACAGATTCAAGTTCTGTTTTAAGAGCGTCTGCAAAATCTCTCTCATAAAGCTGCGCTTTTGCGTCCTGTTCCGCTTTTTCAGCTTTTGCTTTCCAGTCAGCAATGGCCTGTTTCATTCCATCAACATCTACACCGTCAAAAGACTTCAATGTGGCTTCTGCTGTTTCAGCTCTTTCTTTCCAGGTATCGCGCTCTCCTTCGACTTTCGACAGAGTTCTGGTTACTTCCCCTGCATTCTTGTAATGCTCTGAAAGTGCTCTTTTTACATCTGCCTGCTTGTCCTCCGGAACCTCAATCCCAAATGATTTAAGTGTTTCAATAAGTTTCTGCATAGTATCCTCCTGGCCGTGTTTATTGACCTGCCGCCGCAGGTAATGGATTAAGCCCGATGGACCACGGGCGGGGTAATTGCAGGAGACGGATTCGAACCGCCAGTCTCAAGGGTATGAACCTTGCGAGATTCCGTTTCTCTATCCTGCGATGTACATGTTTGGAAGAACCATTTCAGCACGTTCACTTATTGACTACTAGAGGAAGTCACTATATCACCGATAAACAGTACGTATTCGGAACTCGGTTATACATTCCTACGCACTGCCCTGTGCTTTTCCTGCCACCAAACTTTCAGTCTCCAAACAAGCGGAATGCCCGGAATCGAACCGGAAACTAGGTTACTCGTCCCTATCAACTTACCATTAGTTGCACATTCCACAGAACCCGGATACCCGGGTTAGCAAGGTGTTTTACGTGTCATGCCTGCCACGTGTCGTTTTGGACTAACGTCAATGCCGCCTGTAACGGTCAGTGCTGCCTCTGTACTGGGTTGAATTCCACTATTCAATTTTCACAAACCTATAAAGATAAAAAGGAGATCGTCGCCGCCTGCGTGTGAACGGCGATGATACGTGCCGGAAATTGCATCCGCTTTTGAACCTCCGGATTGCACCATATCCGTTTCTATTAAGGACACGTATCTAAGAAAGGAGGAAATAAAATGACTATAGACAACCCTTGTGGGTTACACCTCACCTGCACAATCTTATTCTATCAGAAAGTAATCAAAAGCGAGGTGACATATTTAGCCCTATCTCAACGCTGATTCGCTGTCAGATACTCCGTGAGTTTCTGCTTTGTTTTTTTTAATTCCTCGACATTGTTTCCGGAGATCTGGCTGTCCAGCATCGTTGACAGGACCTCAAGTATCAGAGAATCCCGGTCGGCAATCCTCTTGAGAGTTTCGAAATCACGGCGGTCGTGGTCCTCCAGTACTTCCACTCTCCGATTCAGCCGGAACGCCGGAGCGATCCATTTCACGATCACTGCCGCCGCACCGCCTACGATGGAAATACCGCCGCAAATGGTAAGAAAAAATTGAATAAATTCTGCTGCATTCATTGGTTAATGTCCTTTCATATACCGTTTTGCTCCGGCATTTGCTTTTGTCTGCTGATTGTAACCGAAATCAGCTACTTTGTTGCGATCATACTGTGCAGTGAGGTTGTTATCCTTGCAGAAAGCGTTATAAGCTCCGTTCTGTTCGGTCAGTCGATACGCCAAACGGTCATATTCTGTTTGGATGTCTTTCTTGACCTCATCAGGGATATTATCAGAACTCAGGATCTGCTGTTTCTCAATCATCCGCCGCTTGGTCTTCCTTATGGCTCGTTCCATTGCTCTCTGCTTCTGGGTGTTCTCGTACACCTTTTTATTTTCCTCAAAGTCAACCTTGTGTTCGCCCTCCCACGGATTCCGTAAACCTTTTGCCCATGGTTGGTGACTATGACGGCAATTATAACCGTGTAGTCCAGTCGGATCCAGAACGATTCCCTGCCCTGTTTTCGGATCAATGTCATACCCGGTATGTTCTGCCAAGTTTGGATAACCCGGCTCTGATCCCCTCAGACGGTACGCTTTGCCCTGCCAGCCTGCATGGTTGGAATGTTCATCTTTCCCGGTTCTCGCGCCCAGGTGGGCTGATACAAGGACGTAATTGGTCTGGGCTTGTACAATGTACTGATTAGATACCTGTGCCGCTGTCTGGTTCATGCTCGTTACTACACAGCACCTCACAGCCGCTTCCAGTGTTCTCCTTGCACCGGTTGGGTAATCTACCACAAGACCCTTGCCGGCGTAATTATCCAGCACATCACTTACAGCGGCAGTATAAGACTGTACCCCGGACGCAATCCGTATATCTATCTCGTCAAGCAGATTAATAAGGTCTTTCTGTGACTGATCCAGAGTTGTCCTTGTCAGATTTGATAATTCCCCCAGTGTTTTCTTGAATTCCGCATCCATCACCGCAATGACTTCTGGATTTTCCAATGGCGGGCTGATGTTCTCATTGATTCCAAGCAAGATATCCTTGTCGTTGTCCCACGATGTCAGCACGGCATTCTGCAAAATCTTTCTCAACTCCTGCTGTGACAGCTTGGTAAGGCTCTGTAACTTCTGTTCAATCGCCGCCCGGCTCTCGCCCATCTGGGTTAATCTCCAGATGAGCCGATCGGCTGTTGCTGTCATGCCGCCCGCCTGTAAAAGTCGCCGGGAAATATCGGTCAGGATGAAATCTTCAAGTTCCTGATAAAGAGAAAGGATCCTTTGTTCCTTCCCGTAAAAATACTCTGGATATAGCACTATTTCTCACCTGCCGTTCTTTTTACCAGTCTTATCCAATCCGGTAAGTTACACCGTTTGGCTTCTTCAAACCACCTACTTGTTGTTCCCGGAGTGTGATACTGCAAGTCTCTGCCAGTCGGTGACTTCTTCGGTGGTGATCGCCAGCCAATAATATTTCCCTGAGCGTCTTTAATGGGGATATTCGGACCGTAGACCTCTCCGACATAGAGATAATGTGCATACGGCGTATTGTACTGGATCTCGCCGCCGTCCACACCCTGAGGGAACCGGACGCTGCTTCTCAGTGCTCCCTGCCGGAATGGCACATAAGGCTCACAGTCTGCTACAATCTGCTGATTCAGTTTTTTCTGGGCTTCTTTGAGATTGCCGTCAATCCGCTTGGTGTCGAGTTTTATATGTACGCCGCCGATATGACTGTTAATTCTGGTCATCTGGTACTCCTGTAAGCTTCTGGTATTCCTGATCTGTGAGTTTACCTCTTTCTTTTGCCTGTTCGACCATCCTGAGCCAATCCGAAGATCTGAGCTTTTTCTTCATTTTCAATAATAATTCGTACATGTCTCTCCTATTCTGGGATATAGATATCTCCCATCTCCGCAAGATATTGAATCAACAGTTTCTGCGTTTCCAGTTCTTCCTTCTGCTCCTGGATCTGCTGCTCTATGCTTTTTTCTGGTGCATAATTCAGATAATTTTCTGGATTCTCCTGGATGTCCGGTAAAAGCGAGGAAGGGGCTACAAACTCATTGTAGTCATATTCGTAGACTGTTTCTGTATAAGACTGCATTTCCCCTGCCTGATTTGTTTTCTCCACAACTTCCGCTTCGTTCGCACAGATAAAAACGTATACCCCATTTCCAGAATCAAAAGTTTTAAGCAATGGCTGTTTCCGTGTAAATCTTGCTTTCTTCACGTTTTATCACCCCTTTGCATATTCTCAGCATTTTCTTAACTTTCCATCTCTTTCGGATGTGCTTACTGTCCGTATTTACCAGATATCCATAATAGCTGCTGCACCTTTTAGCCCATTTCACCGGAATAGGTTTGTGCGTCTCATATAGCTTTCGAACCTTTGCATAAGATTTCCTTACTCTTCTAAATACCCTTCTGCGTATTGTTATCTTGTACTGGTATATTCTATATCCCATCATATCCACGAAAGTTCCATCAATCCTGTAAATCCGAAAAGTAGGCTTAATGGTCAAGCCCAGCTCTTTTGCCTTTCTGATGAACAGCTTCATAGCTTTCTTGATATCCTTTTTATTTGTCCCCGCCAAAAGAACATCATCCATATAGAAGACTTTCTTCTTTACAAGGTTGATTCTCTCCTTGATGCCGTTTCTATGTTTCCTGATCCGGTACATATTCTCCGAAACCTCGTGGTATAAAATACTCATATACAAGTTGCAAAGGAACTGGCTAAGATAGGATCCTATGCTCAATCCTTTTTCGAAACTATAAATCAGCTTTCTGATCAGCTTCAATAGTAGATCGTTCTTAATATAATGCTCTAGGAATTGCATCAGCTTTTCCCTGTCAATGCTTTCGTAGCATTTCTTCACATCAGATTGCGCCACATAAGTAAGTTTACGGTTTCTCAGCCAACGCCGGATAGCTCTGGCTCCTTTTAAAGTGCCTCGTCCCTTAATGGATGCATATTGATGTTCGCCGATTCTCTTTAAGATGGGCTGCAATGCTTCCACTGCTATGTAATCATAGATCTGCTGTTTGATATTCTGGATTCCGATTCTGCGAATTTTTCCGCTCGATGCATCTATTTTCTCCCGGTACCAGACCGGAGGGAATTTGATGTCCCAGTTGATGATCTCATTCTGGATATCATCAACTATTGCTTCTACCAGAAACCGGATTGCTTTCTTCCCATATCTCCGAATGATACAATAAATCTGATTGACGTCCAGAATTGTATAAGTACTGAGTAACCTCAACGTATCATTTCTTTTGTATTTCTTATTCAGGCATTTATATACCGCTGCGCTAATCAACCCGCGGTCTGTTATATCAATGACCTTGCAATATCTTTTCATTCGATTATTTTAAAGAGGGCTTTCGGTTTTTCTACTAACCCCAAATACAGCCTCATGCACTGTACTTCCTACTTACCGTCCCCGGTTTTTGGCTGGCCTTTCTTGCTTATTTTAACGCTTTCGCGTAAAGATCCTTTCGGATACACCCTTTACAGGTGCGAAACATGATGCAAAATACTGTGTTGATAAATAATATCAGGAGCCGTAATTCCACCTGTCAGTCTCAGGTCCGTTCCTGCAGTTTACGTAGCTGGATCCGGAATTCGTCCCGTTCCTGAGGTTTCCGACTTGCACCATGAGCCCTTATGTTTATATGATAAAAGAATCAAGGGGAAAACCCCTCTTTTCCTTCGGAAAATTCACCCCTAAGGGCCATTAATCGCAGGAGCCGAAATACCACCCGTCAGACCCAGGTCCGTTCCAGCAGCTTACGTAGCCGGAGCCGGAATGCGCCCCGCTCCAGAGGTCACCGACCTCAAGTGATTCCCTAAGTCCAGATGTTGCCACACCTCCGGCATATACTCTACTGCCCATGCCTCGGTCAGAAGAATCGGTTGCGGCTACTGGATGCCATGCATTTGTATCTTCGTCAATCTCAACATCTCCACCCCACCAGTCACTTCCTTTTCCATCTGCGCTGGCAGGAATATTCCCCTCGAACTTATAGGTGCTCTTAACCGTTGCTTCTGTATTGCTCCACTCTGTGCCTTTTTCGCGGACGTAAACATCTTTGCTGTAATCATTTTTGAATACCATTATGGTATCTGCCGCAACGTGATACAGTCCTATCTGGTATTCAACGCCCTGAATCCTGTACGGATGCCTTGCTGATGTGTTGGACACTGCCGCCCCATCATGTTTTCCGATTACTTTCTTTGTTTCTCCCGTCCAGATTGGCATAGATGACATTGTGATCGGAGCATTAAGAGTATCTGTAAGTGCAACCGGGGCTGTCATAAATCCTTCTGGAATATCCAGATACACCGCTTTGTTCCCGCTGTCCAGGTCCTCAATTCTAAGAATCTGCACATCATCCGCGTAAGAATGCATTGTTGCATATCCACGATCTTTATTTACTGCCCCATTGCTGTTTGCACCATATCCAACAGATACATACAATCCAACTTCCAGATTCGCCGCCTGAGCCGCCGTTACTGAGAAGTACGTTGCTTTTTCTGTCCGTTCTTCTGCCGCGTCATACTGGAAATTCCAGTTATTTACGCCCTGCGAGATTTTCCTGGAACTCTTCTGACCGCCTTTGATTGCATTAAAGATCATGCAGAAGGTCTGGCGTTCTTTTCCGCAGCCGTGATAGCCTGGACCTTTTTTCTGGTAATTCGTATGAATATTATTATAACTCTGATTCCTCAGGGCTTTTCCTCCCGGCTGTGATCGTGGCAGACCATCCGCCCCGGCAATCGACGGGAATGCAGCCAAAAGCCAATAAGCCGGCACTGATCCGTCAGCATTCTTCTGAAATGGTTTCAAGCCCAGTTCTTCATGTGGCATATCAGACCAGGACCAGAGATAATAATCTCCCTTGTCCTCTTTTCGGTAATAGAACATCGGACCGAAGGAACACACATCAACAGTTCCGGTTTCAGAATATCCGTCCTCGCCCTCAATTGCTGTCAGTTCGTAATCTTCGTTATCGTGCCGGATATAATTCCCATAGTACCACTGGAACTCTGGACGGTTCGCATATCCATCTTCGCCCTCTACGGTATCTGTGGACGGTGCGTATGGAATCAGCTTATTCACTCCCAGTTTTTCAATCACTGTGGTTGGATTTACTGAGGATTTCCATTCTTTTGACTGGTATACCACTCCGGTTCTCTGACGGTCGAAAAATTCCGCTATAGTTGCGATATGCGGTGTACCACAAATAATATCATGTAACACGCTGATTTTCTCGCCTACCGCCGCCGCATCTGCCGCTTTGCCGGATTCTGTAAGGGTTTTGTCGGTATCGACCTGCACAGGATTCTGTTCAAAATATTCCTGTACAACCTTCTTTACTTCTTCCGGATCTGTTCCGATACCTTTCACGCACAAATCATACAGATACTTCTCTACCCTTGTGATCGGCTTCGGAATCTCTTCCTTGTAATCTCCATTCAGATATGCAAGATACTTTTCTTCTCGTGTAATTGGTTCATTTGCCATGATGCAACTCCTTTCCGATCAATATGAATATGTATAATCATCCCCATCACCATTGGCGATCAGGTGCAGTTTCCTGTACTTGCGGTTGATGACGATATAGCAACTGGTGGAAATATAGTTATATGTCGGATGTCCTAGTACCGCTCTAGTTGCAATGTAATGAATGCCGCCTTCCTGTTTGTGGCAGTAGACATGGGTATGCCCGCATATACTGGCGATCACTGTGTTCGATTTATTCTGCGTAAAGTCATAATCCACAGACACCTCAAAATCCGCTGTCACATTTTTTACAGTTCCCTGCTCCTTATTCTTGAAAGCTGTAAGCAGGTCAAGCATTGCCTGACCGCCGTGCGTTGCTGTTACGCCGCTGCATGAATAGCCGGATGCTTCGGTGTCCTCATTTACGAATGTCTTCAGCGGGTGGTGACTGAAAAATATTACCTGCCATCCGCTTTCCTCAAAAAGAAGATGATCTGCCACAAACTGAATCTGTTCCTGGCTAAATCCTGAATTATTCTGCCCGCCATACAGGAGCTTGTTGTCCGATGTCACTGAAGTCGGAACATCGTCACTATTGAGCATAAACACCCGGACTTTTTTGTTGGGTATATCATAATAACCGTATGATCTCTCAAGGAATTCTGCATCTCTCTTTGATTCCCTCGCATCTTTCCCAGTAACCAGTTTATACAGATTCTGAGAATCCACATAGCCGTTCTTATAATCTGTATACATGGTATTGTCATCATGGTTTCCCTTGCCCACGATCGCCGGCACTGATTTATCGGTTTTATCCATCAGGATCCTGACTGCCTTATGCGCGTTCAGGGCGGTTTCCTTATTGGTCTGAGAGGAATTATTCAGGTAATCGCCACCATAGGCACATAGGTCGAAATCGAACTCTTGTGCAAGTAAATTATAACAGGCAATATGTCTTCGAATCTTAGCTGCTCCCTCTGCCAATTCTTCCGGTGTCTTCCCTGCTGTGCATGTGATATGAAGATCTGTCAGGAATGGAATAATAATACAGTTCACATCACACACGGACTGCAAAGATGCTTTTGTAACATTTAGTTCCAGCTTATCCGCTGACGACAGTACTTCCTCTCCCAGTAATTCCGAGGATCCCTGACTTTCCATAAGTTGATCCAGAATATCCGTAACCGCTGACCCTGCCAGAATAATGTCAATAGCATCTATACTCAGTGTCCCACTGCTGTACATGACGCACCTTACATACCACCCAACCTGTGAATCCGTGATCTTGTATGCATCGTTCTTAGTCATCCACTGAGTAGCACCTTGAAACTTCTGATTCTCATCATAGAAATACCAGGCGTACTGGTATCCTGTTGGTGCATTCACAATCAGGACGGAGTTCTGTGTCTGGATTTTTGTGAATCCAACACTTCTGATATATCCACTGGCATCTGTATCGGTTCCCGTTTTGTTATCAATATAACCCGCTTCAAACGCGTCTATAAAGTGATCTTTGTATTGCAGTAACACATTTGTCTGTGCCTGTTGAAGATCTGACATAGCTTCTTTGATACCATCCACATCTGACAAGGTTTTACTAAGATCAGAGGACATTTTCTTTAAATCCACACCCTCAGCCAGCGTAATTCCGTTTTTATCGAGGTAATCTGTGACGGCTTGATTGACCTGCGCGTCAGTTGCCACAAATTGAAGCAGTTTCGTTATGACATTTCCCTGTTTATCTTTGAATACTTTTCCCATAACCGCCTCTCTCCTTATGCACTTTCAATCGTTACTGTCTTGGTAAATGCTTCAATATCGTCGCTTGTCCATTTACCATAGTTATTTTTACGAATTTTAATTACAAAGCCTGAAAATTCTTCGGATGCAATCTCGATTGTTCCCGTACAACTTATCCATGAGGTGAACGAATCCAATTTATCATCCGCATATTTATACAATTGATAATAATAACTACTGCCTGCTGTCAGTGTAACAATCGTATCTACTGGTGTCTTTATATAGTCAGATGCAATTCTTGATTCCTGAGCATCCGGTGTCCACGAATATGCAGTTCCAATAGTTTCCCCTACCAGTCTAATCTGGAAATTAAACTCAGGATATACATACGCTGTGATCACAATCTTGCACTCTGCCCTGTAATTTCCACAAATCGCATAAATAGTGACCTCGCCCTTTTTGCCTGTCGTTTTCACGGTTCCATCACTTACCGTTGCAATGTCTGCGTTTGTAGTAAGCCATCTTATTTTCTGCGTACAGTCTAATGGAGTTGTGGTCGCAATCACTTCGATTATTGTCTTGCCATAAGCTGTAATATTGGACGGTTCCAGTGTGATGCCCGTACATACAATATTAAATGTCTTGAATTCTTCTAACCTTACGCTACTAATCAACTTCGTACCGATATACAAGCCCAGCGTCTGATCGTCTACAGCCTTTAAGTCCAGCTTGTCCAAAATTTCTCCCATGATCGCATCCTCGGTCATAATCTCATCATCTGATTCTTCGACCAGTACAATGTTGTCCGGAAGAAAGTTCCCCGGGTTCTCTTTCAGATATTCATCCACTATCTTTTTAACCTCAGACGGACTTGTGGTTCCTCCCGTGCCTTTTGACAGCTCGCCGATCTGCTGTTCAAGTTTTCCCATATTTGCTGTGGCTTCTGTGAACTTGTGTCCGACCGTTTTTGCATCAGCAAAACCGCCCTCCGTAGTCAGAGTAGAATCTGCTTCTGGCTTATCAGCTAAATCCAAATAAGATAACAGCCTTTTCTGACCGTCTGCCGTAATAATTCCCTTAAATGTAGCCATTTCTACTCCTCTCCAAATAATCCGCTGTCTTTGTTCTGCTGCTGCGCTTCATCTGCAAGGGCTTTTGCATCTTCCTCGCTCATCCCTTCAAACTTCACAAGATAGTACCAAAAAGGCACTTTCCCGGTGGATACATACTGCCACCACCGCGCCTTGTCTTCCTGGTAGGAATACAGGATGTCGCCAAAATCATAGGTCACTTCATAAGTTCCCACCGGGGCGAGGTCATACAGATCTGCATAAACATTCATTGCATAGATGGCTCCGTCAAGACAGGATTCCAGCTTGTCACGAACGTCCTTGATAAACTGGACTGTTCTCTGCTGCTCCGCTTCCACTCCTGTAGCCGTCTGAATGCCGCTGGATTCATTGAAAACGAAGTAGCCGTTAGAGAATCCAATCTTGTACCCCAACTGGCTTAAAAGAGCGTTTATGCCTGTGATGCGAGTGTCTGTGTTAAGCTGTGGATTGATTTCCTGATAGAAAGCATCCGGTCCCTCGCCGAATATGTTCTTGATATAGTCCGGGAGCTTCATCTGCTGCCGTTTTCTTTCAAATCCTTCTGGAGATCGCGAGGAAATTGGCATACCATCTGGTATAAGAAGCCTGTCGTCTGCAAGGACTATTTTTTTAGAATCAAGGATTTCTTTTGCATTCCTGCTGTACGCTATATCAAGGTCTTTCAGCTCCTCGATGGCTTCTGCAAAGATAGGCAGCCCCAGAACCGTATTCAAGTCAACGTTATTCGCCTGTGGTGTGCGGAATACTCCAAACATCGGACCGTCAAGGCTCTCGCCGCTGGCTTTCATGATCGGTGGCGTATCTGGCAGCAGTCCCGCCCACTTGGTCTTACTCATCTCAATAGGATTTCCAATACTGTCCGCACTGGTTGACACATATGTACGGTTGCTGATGTAATAAGGTGATACTTTTTCTCCATCAACCACGCTGTCTACAAACCTGTGGTATTCCAGTCGTGTATAATACTTATCGCCTTCCGCGTACTGATCCTTGAAGATGATCCCTCTTACTTCCTGATTATCACAGTCTGTCAGAAGAACATCCAGCGGCGTAAATACATCGAAGCCCTCACCGTTTGGCTTGACGAATGCTGTGCCATAAGCGCAGCCATATTCTACCCAGTGTCGGATTTCAGAGTACATCCCGTCAATCTGCTCCTGAAGCCATGTCGCCCTTGCGGATCCATCAATCTGGATGCCGATCGCAAGAGTAGCAAGCCGGGCAGTCTCAGAACAAACAGACTTTGCAAAGTTGATCGTCTTGATCCTGTCGTCCTCATCCGCCCAGTACGGTGTCCCCCTGTAAATATTCGCACATTTCTGTATCATTGCTTCCATCACAGGGGATTCGATCACCTCTGTCCGGAAGTCCTGCTCTGCCTGATTCTTGAAAAACATCCCTATCCACCTTTTAATTGTTGATATGATTCCCATTACGCACTATGCCCCCTTCTCGTCCATAATCTCTCTGTGGCATATCGCGCGGCATCAATCAGATGATTATCCTTGTCAGGATAGCCACTGATGATGTTCCCGTCCTTATCTCGCTCATACTCATACTTTTTAAACTCATCCCGCGCATTTGGTGTTCTGGCAGGATCAAAAACAAGTTTTCTTCTTTGCCACCACTTCATTGAGTACTCAATACTGCCTGGTCCTTTAATGGCAGATCTGGCAGGAAGTCCGAAGTCTCTGTAATCATTCACGGATTTCGGCTCTGCACTGTCACAGGTGATTTCATAATCGTCATATTCCCGGCGTTTGATCTCCCCTGCCGTCCATTCATTTGACTTCTTGTTTTCGTACATCTCATCAATGAAATAGATTGTTTCCCGTGCCGCATCATAGTAAAGGCGCACAAAAGCGTATTTATCAGGCATCCAACCCCAGTCTACGCCCTGATAGATTCTGTCAAAGTGGCTGATTTCTTCATCTGTGATCGTTCTTTCTTCGATATACTCAAAGACGTTGCCGCCATTGCCGTTGGCATGTCCCAGGTATTCATTGTCGTATGCGTCCGGATTTGTCTCTTTCAGATGTTCCGCATCTTTCAGGAACATATCGCCAAGCCACTCCTGCTCTATTCCCAGATCAAGGTATGTACTGTGCTGGACCATTGCGCTCTCGTCTTTTTCCTTCGCCTGTGTTGTATACTCATTCGCCCAGTTATTCTTGCTACGTGGCGGGTTGAAGGACTTAAACTTATACGCTTCATTACCACCACGGATCGCGGACTGCTGAATATTTCGGATTTCTTCAGGACCGGCGAACTGATCCAGCTCCTCAAACCAGACAATACCGATATACCCAAACTCCGGTTTGATAGATTTGATCTTTAACGGATCATCAGCACCACGGAAATAAATCTTCTGTCCGGTTGCCTTGTATGTAATCTCCATAGGAGATACCTTGCAGGCGAATTCCTCTGACAGATTCAGCTTGTCCAGTGCCCATTTCATCTGAGCATAAACAGAATCTTTGATAGTGTTACCTACTTTTCTCAGGATCAACGCGTGCATGTTCGGATTGTTTTTAATCAGCTCCGGGATAATCAGAGATACTGTAGACGACTTCATGGATCCACGCCCGCCCGGAAGAATATACTCCGAATGTTTCTTTGCCCGGATGTCCCGGATCATTCTGTGGAACACATCTGGAACTACACTCAGATCAAGATGATAGACCTCTTGCAGTCTGGCTTTCTCTGCTATCCTCTGCTGTTCTTCCTTTGCTTCTTTGATAGCGAGTGCCTTTTCCAGATCATTCATGGATTTAAGCTGATCGGAGAAATCAGGGGCAAAGCCGAAGGAATCTGTGAGTTCACCTCTTGCGATCATGGAGCGGCGTTGCTGGATCTCTGCCAGTGACATGATGTCAGTGCCTTTTTGCTTTTCTATAAGAGACTGTTTTTCGGCTATATATGCAGAAACATGAGGTTTTCTGAGGTTTTCATATCCTTGTTCTGGTGCTTTTTTGTATCCAGCACTCCTTGCGGCATCAGATGCATTCCCGCCATTCTTGATATATTCATCAGCAAACGCTTTCTGCTTAGGCGTTAATCCCATCTAATCACCCCTGTCTATTTCCATTCTCTGCACGCCTCCCATATCTCCTTTAAGCACATCACCACATCATACTGGGATGCAGTCCGCATAATCTCATAATCACAGATCTTCCAGTGTCCCCTCTTATTCTGGTGAAGCACTGGTGTTGATATGATCGTGACTGCGATGATCCGCTCCTGTTCCTTGCTATAAAACTGTGATGTCCCAATCTTTATAATCAGTCCAGTAGACAATATAGCTTTCTGTAATTTCTTTGAGATTGCCCTTAAGTTCGCCACATTATCACCTCTGTAGGTAAAATATTGCTATAGTATCACTTCTCACAATATCATATCATGCAGAATAGAATTTCCGGGGTGACAGTTTGAGCGCAGATAAAGTCAGACAACATCAGACAGTGCCAGACAAAACGGAATAAAAAAAAGAGAACTGGTTTAATCCAGTCCTCTAAAACCATTATTTTTTACGTATTTTACGTATTTTCTATTGACATTACGTATTTTACGTGTTATTATATACTTGTAAGGAGGAAACAATACAAATGAGATTTCGAGAAATTGAAAAAGTAGTCCTCGATGATGGTTGGAAACTGGTAGATGTGAGTGGTTCGCATCATCAATACAAACATCCAACTAAACCGGGAAGAGTTACAATCCCGTTTCATCGAGGCGACATACCTCAAAGGGTTGTCAACTCCATACTTAAACAGGCGGGTCTCAAATGAGACCTGCTACCCATAAAGAAAGGAGCGTTACCATGAATTATATTTATCCTGCTGTTTTTTATCCAGAAGAGGACGGGCGATACTCTGTTATCTTCCCGGACCTCAACGATCTGGCAACTTTTGGAGATGATCTCGCAGATGCTTTTGCAATGGCTCAGGAAGCTTGCGGTCAGTATTTATTCACTTCCTTGCGTGACGGTGATGTTCTTCCTGATCCAACTCCGATTGATAAGGTCAAAAAAGATGAGGATGCTGCACTTGTTAATCTGATCTGTGTCAACTTAGATGATTTCGCCCGTGCATACAGTGACAAAGCTGTCAAAAAGACTTTGAGCATTCCTGCATGGCTTAATACTGCATGTGAAAAATATGGTATCAATTATTCAAAAGTTTTACAAGATGCATTAATCGCTAAAATCCAAGCACGTTCATAACTCTATTATAATGCAAGGGCGACACCCATTTCTGGATGCCGTCCTTTTTTAATCCCACTTTAATTTCTGCCCGCACTTATCACAATACCTTCCCTTAGATTTCAATTTCAGTCGCCCACCGCATGTAGGGCAGACAATAATATTGCAATTCTCGTAAGCTCGGCTTGCGGTATCATCTGATTTCGTCTTGTCAATCGGCTTTTGTGGAATCTGTTTTTCAAGAGCTTTTGCCCCTTCATCACACGCCCATGTTTCTTTTAAAAATCTTTCTTCCCATTCTCCGGTGTTTTCAATTTCTCCAATGAACTGTAAATGTTGGTCTCTTATATCAGATAAAACATCTCTTGCTTCTTTAGCGTCCATGCTTCATCTCCTCTAATTTCTTCTCGGCTTCCTCACGGGTGAGAAAATATCCCTCATTAAATTCTCCTACAAATGTGCAAAAAGTAAAACCACATGCATCTTTAAAACCGATTTCAATTCTGCTTTGGTTATAAATTCTATAACTGTTGACCACAAATTTCTCAACAAAACCATTGTCGATGCAATACACCGCATCTCCAATTTTAACTGGAAATCTCACTAGTAAGCCCTGTTCTTTTGCACTTTTATAGGTTTTTAATTCTTCTAACCATTCTGCAAGTTGTTCGTACTGTTCTGCACATTCCAAACATCTACCGTAATATTGTCTCAAAGCAGGAAAATTGTATGTTGCTTCAGCACGATTTGTTTTTGCCACTTCTTTTACAT